ATAGCAATGAATGAAATCGATGCTAAACTAGCTGAAAACCCTTTTAAGTGGATACCTCTTATAATGTTTCATAGTTGTGCATTTGGTTTCATACGTAAAAATGAAAACCCTTTATTCGATGCTTTTGATGTTTCAGATTGGATTGATGAAGTTGGAATGGATGGCGAAGTAGTTACAGAGTTTTTCAAGGCTTTCACACAATCATTAACTAAAGATGTACCTGAAGACACATCTAAAAAAAAAGTAATGAAAAAATAAACTGGAGCGAAGATGTAATTTCTTTTGCTCTTGGTGAACTTAAATGTCCTGATTTGGATTTCGTGTACGGCATGACGTGGGCAGAATTTCAAATCAGGCTTTTTGCGTATAAAAGACAAGATTTATATGATTGGCAAAAGTTAAGGGAGGTTATGTGGACTACTTATATTGCACCACATCAAGACCCTAAAAAGATGGTAAAAAGAAAAGAGGCTTTTTTAGCATTAGATAAAGACAAAAAACAAAGCGGTGGTATATCTGACTATCAAAAAGAAATGTTTATTAAAGAATATAAAAAATGGCAGGAGGTAAATTAACAGTTGAAATTGGAGCAGATAAAACCGACTTTGATAAAAAAATTAAAGAGGTTGAATTTGACATAAAAGAACTATCAAAGGTAAAACTAGAACAGTTAAAAGTTGGATTAGATACAACTCAAATCAATGCGCAAATTAAAGATGCTAAGGCTTCTTTAAATAGCTTAAAAACAACTGTAAAAGATACAGGAAGTACTTTTACAGGAATGGCACCAAAGGTTGCAAACGGTGGAAATGCTTTAATGCAGTTTTCAAGAATTGCACAAGACGCACCCTATGGGATTATCGGTATAGGTAATAATATCACTGCAACTGTTGAGGCTTTCGGACATTTAAAAAATTCAACAGGTTCAACAGGTGGCGCGTTAAAGGCGTTAGGACAATCGATAATGGGTAGCGGTGGAATATTACTAGGTGTTTCTTTGCTTACTACTGGATTGACGTATATGGCTCAGAGTGGCTTAACTGTTGGCGATGTTATTGATAAATTAACGGGTGAAACAAATGCTTATAGTGATGCCTTAAAAAAAGCTACTTCAGAGGCGTATACAAATCAAAGCGTAGTACAGGCAGCAGAAGATGTTAAGCAATTGACAAATGAGGTTCAACTTGCAAAAGATGGTTTTTTAAATAAAAACAAGGTAGTCGAACATTATAACGATACAATGGGTAAAACCACAGGAATTGTTAAAACCCTTGATGAAGTTGAACAGCAACTTGTAAAAAATGGTGCTGCTTATATTCAAATGCTGCTTTATAAAGCTACTGCAACACTAGCACAAGGAGAAGCCGCAAAAGAATTACTTAAAAGGGAAAACTTATCAAAAAATGAAACTCAAAAACATCTTGGAGTTTTAGAGTATTTTTTAATAGCTTCTGGACAATCAGTTAATATAATTACTGCAATGTCTGGCGCTGAAAAAAATAGAAAAGAAGCGGTAAACGGAAGTACAAAAGCGATGAACGCTAATTTGTCAGTTGCTGAAAAGTATAATAAAATGGCTGCCGAAATAGCCAAAATAAAAGGCTTTAATTTCTTTGAAGATAATGAAACTAAAAAGGTAAAACCTAAAAAATCTTTTGTAACTCCACAAGTAGCCGCTATTACTCAGCCAATGATTTCAGCTCCTTTAGTAGATGTAAATACTATTGCAGTTTTTAACGGTCAAATAGATGCTTTAGGAGGTAAGGTAAAAGAATTACCCGGTGTAATAAAAGCGTCTTTAGCTATGCTTCCAGAAGAGGTTAGCGCTTCTTTAGTTGCTATGACACAAGCATTAATGGATTTTAACGCTAGAGCAGGTGAGATTATATCAGGTGCTTTAGTCGATACCTTTGCAGGAATTGGAAGCGCAATAGGGAACGCTTTAGCATCGGGTGGTAACGTGTTAAAAGCTATCGGAGGGTCTTTGTTGAGTTCGCTAGGAGGTTTATTAACCGATATGGGAAAAATGGCTATACAAGTGGGAGTTGGACTTTTAGCTATTAAAACAGCTTTAAAATCACTTAATCCAGCCGTTGCAATTGGAGCGGGTGTAGCTTTAATCGCTTTAGGTTCGTTCTTTAGTTCAAAATCTAGTAGCATCGGGGGTAGTGTTGGAGGCGGTGGTAAAGGTGCTTCATCAAGTTCGGGTTCAGGAGCGAATAATCAAAGTTTCACAAGTAGCGGTTTTTCAGGTGGTGGTAATAATGGTGGTACTGTTGTATTTGAAATAGCAGGTCAAAAATTAATCGGAGTTTTGAGTAATACATTAAATGCAAATAGACGTTTAGGCGGTCAATTAGGATTATAAAATTATGGCAAAGAAAATAATTATAGAATTTATAGACCAACCAATTACAAGCGGTTATGGTTTTTTATATGAAATTCAAATCGGAGGTTTTGATTTACACTATTCCAATGGTTCAAATGATTGTAAAATTAATTTCATTCCAAACGGAGCAACTCCAACACTAGACTATGAAATGCCTATTGGGGTTGATTTTAATGATACTTTATTAATAACTTTAAACTTTTTAAGAGATAATTATTATAACGATTTAATTACTTATAATATAGTTGGATTTACTATTGAAGTATTAATTAATGCTGATGCTGCTGTAGTTACTATTTATCCTGATATAAATGCAAGTTTGTTAATTTCGACTGCAGATGTTGAGCCGTCAGTAATTAACTTAATTTATTACATGTATTTTGATAATTATACTTTAAACATTTATAAGACAAATTATTTAGGATTGCCTTTTGAAATATTTGGGAGTTTTACGATTGTTAAATCGGGTGTAGATAGTATTTTAGCACCAATACGCGGGACTGGTTTAAATATTTCTTTAGAGGCTAACCAAACAGTTACTTTTGATGAATTTTTATTGAATGGCGAATTTTTCTATAAAACTGAATTGTTAAAAAACAATCAAATTATATTTGAGGGTTACATTAAACCCGATGGAATACAACAAAGTTTTGTTAATGATGAATGGCTTGTAAATGTTGAAAGTGTTGATGGATTGGGATTGTTAAAAGACCTTTCTTTTGTGCAAACAAACGGTTTAAGATTTACAGGAACGATGTCTATTTATGATGTAATTAAAGCGTGTTTAGACCGTACACGTTTATCAATGGATATTAATACAAGTACTGAAATAGAATATATTGATTATGCAGGAACTAATATTTTAAAAGATGTTTATGTAAATTCAGACCGTTTTATTAAAAATAAAGACGACATTGTTTTAATGGATTGCAACGAGGTATTAACTTCTATGCTAAATTTATTTTCAGGTGTAATTACTCAACAAGACGGGCAATGGTGGATTTATAGACCTAATGATTTAGAGTTAAACGGTTTCACTACATTTATAAATCAAACTACAAACGTTTCTTTTCTAAAAAATCTAAATGCTGTTTTAGGCAGTCAAATAAATAACTTTTATCCACATCATTGTGACGCAAATCAGCAAATAGAAGTTAAAGGCGCTATTTCTGCATATCGTTTAAATTATCAATATGGTTTTTTAGAAGGTTTTGTTGATAACCCTAATTTAAATCATGATACAGATATGATTTTTGAAAATTGGACTACAAATCCAGCTTTACCAACTTCAAAAATTATTATCATTAACGATGCTTTAAGTACGTCAGGTTTAAAAATGATTATTAAAGAAGGTTCTGGCGCAATAGATGTGCTTACTTCAACTTCATTTAATACACTTGCAGATTCTGTTTTAACTTTTAGAACACAGGTAACAACTAGGAAAAACGGAGGTTTACCTGCTACTAATGTTCAATTTATTATAAAAATAACTACTTCAGATGGATATTTTTTAAATGGTGATAATCAATGGACATTGACCGATAGTTTTATAAGAGTAAAAACAGTAGCTAAAAAAAATGTTGATTTTACATTAAATTACGAATTGTTAATGCCTCCAGTGCTAAATGATTGTGATATAACTGTAAAAATTTGCGAAGTTAGATTGGTTATAGCAAATAGTCAAATTACAGCGGCTGTTAATTATATTCAAATATTAGATAATGAAATAACAAAACAAGGTATAGTTGGAGAATTTCATACCGTTACAAGGTTTGAGCCTCCTAGTTCAATAACTAAAGAAAACCAAAAAGTATTTAATGGTGATGGTAATGGAATATTAATCGGATCACTTTATAAAGAAGATTTAGTTACTTTAACAACTTTTTGGAGTAGAAAAGATAAATTTGAAAGTTTCCCTTTGTTGGGTATTTCTGCAATGGACGATTTAAGAATACAATCCAATCCTATTAAAGTATTTTCAGGTAGTGTTTTTGGAGAAATACCTTATTTGTCAGTTGTTACTATTGATAATGTAGAGGGTTTATTTATGCCTATTGAATACAACTATGATTATAAATCAAATAAATCACAAGTGAAATTATTGCAGTTTTATAATACTGATATAGCAGACATTCAATATACTATATCACCTGATTATGGGGACTCAACAATTAAAGCAACAATTAAAGGGTAATTTAGAATAAGTCTAAATAAATTTTATATCTTTGAAACATGGAATATTATAATGGTAACGATAGGATTTTATACATTAAATATCTAGGTACTTGGCTACCTATTGGATGTCTTACAGGTAATTCATTATCTGAAGCATCCGAAATGTTACCTACTACAACTAGAGATAATAACGGTTGGAATACATCAAGACCCTCAAATCAGAATTACAGCATAAGTTTTAGCGGTATTCAGGTTAATACAACTGTTGCGGGTGGTGTATTCTCAATCGCTAGTTATGACCGTTTAAAACTATTGAAAAGAAGTAAAACCCTTTTAGATTGGAAAATTCAAGGATCTTTATTTCCTGTTGTAGATTACGGAAAATGCTACATTAATGAAATATCTGAGTCATCGGAAGTAGATGCATTTTTAACATTTTCAGGAACTTTAACGGGTTACGGTATTCCTTTGACTAGAACATTAGGAGAATTTGTCTTAAACGATGGCGATCCAAATGTAATAATAACAACAGATGAAACAGCAACTTTAATATTAAGAACAACAGATGGCAATTAATCCAGCAGAAATAACGACTATAAGAGTTGGTGAATTACCAACCGGGACAATAGAATTAACTTCTATTTTAGCAGTTGAAAACGGTACTGATTTGCAAAAAATAACAGGTCAAGAATTAGTTGATTTTATTAATATAAATTCAAATGCTTTTCAATTTGAAATTAGAGATTTATGGGTTAATCAAACTTATATAGACACTAATTTTACAGGAACGGGATTAGGTACTTTATTAATGGAGGGTTGGGCAATTTGTAACGGTCAAAATGCAACTCCTAATTTAGATGGATTAGTTTCTATTGGTTATGGTAGTAATTATAGCGTTATTAAAGCTGTGGGAGGTTCTAAAAATGCAATATTGGTTGAACATAGTCACACGTTTATAGGCTCAGAAGATGACACTGCAAACAATGGTAATTTAATACTTGTTTCACCAACTAATTCAGTAGGTTTAAAGACTGGAGTATTAAGTACTGAAGGACAAAGCGGAACTAATAAAAATATGCAGCCTTATATGGTATTATTAAAAATTATGAAATTATAAAATTATGGCAATAAATCCTGATAATATTACAACGATTAGAGTAGACCAATTACCTGAAGATACTTTAGCTTTAGTTAATGAATTTGCGCACACAAATGGTACTGAATTAAAAAAAGCAACTATACAAAGTTTAGTAGATTTAGTTGCTGCTGCTGTTGGTGCGGGTTCAGGTGTTGGTTTTTTACCAATATCAGTAACAGACGGTCAGCAACTTCCTGACGTTCCTGCTGACCCTAGTTTCTTTTTAGCAGGAATTGGAACGTATTTAAATATAAACGGTTTCCCTGATTTGATTTGTACTGAAGAATTGAACGCTATTATGTCTTTAACAGACCATTGGGAAATTGCTGTTGAAATACCTATAAACGCAGAAATTGGAGTGCAATCTGTAACGGGTTCTGCTGTTGATAATACCGATCCATTAAACCCGATAATTAACTCTACAGGCGGTGTAGGTACAACCCCAACACTTCAAGAGGTTACGGATGCGGGGAATGAAATTGAAACTCTTTATAATAAAACAATCCTTAATAGCGAAGGTTTATCTACTCAAAGTCTAGGAGAGTATAAAAATTTACTTTCAAATGCAGGTTTTGTATTTGAAGATTTAACCACTTTTAATAATACAAACTTATTATTCACACTTCCAACGGGAGTTGGTGGCGTTATAAACATTCCCGATGTAGGGGCTTCAACTGAAACATTAGCTTTATTAAGTGATATTCCAACAAATACATCTGACCTAATTAACGACGGCGACGATGGCAATCCGTTTATTTCATTATTAGATTTACCTTCAAATATCATATTTTATCCTACAAACGTTGCGAGTGACATTGGAGGTTATGTTAAGATAGTAACGAGTATTACAGACCCATCATATAACACAACTGCTGTTGATGTAAGTACTGGTGCAATAACTACAACAAATCAACTAATATCAAGTTTAGCAACAGCACCAAATATCATAGTTGGTAATCCTGGAGTATTTAATATTACGACAATCGGAAATATTAGAAGAACATCGGGAAGTGGAACGGCATCTTTTTATTTTCAAGTTTACAAACGCACAAGTGGCGGTGTTGAAACATTAATCGCAACTAGCGCCAATACCATTCCTGTTTTAGATAGTGGAACTTACGTTGAATTTAGTTCAACTGCTGTTTGGGATGACGGTATATTTTTAGCAACTGATAGGGTTGTAATGAAATATTACGCTAACAGAATTGCAGGAGGTTCAAATCCTACTTATCAGTTTCAATTTGGAGGTGTAACACCCGTTAGAACTTTAGTACCTATTCCTTTGAGTGTTGTGCCTATTTTGACAATCGACGCAGTACCAACAGATGGCAGTACAAATGCTGTTAGTAGTAATGGAGTGTTTGATGCGTTGAATTTGAAAGCTGATAAAACATCATTTATAAGCCTTGTATCTCCATACTCTTTAACGGCTACAACGGCTCTACAAAAGATTTTTAATACAGGTAGCGCAGGAAATGGGGCATTTAATGCTATTGAAAATTCCTTATACGACTTTAGATTAGAATTTGATTTATCAATCTCAGCAACAAGTAGTAATATTTCATTTGGTTTTTTAGGAACAGCCACAATAACACTTGTAAACGCTAAATCTTTAGCTATTAAATCTTCTGGAACTACACCGACTGCCTCTGCAATTACGAGTATAACATCAGCGTCAGCAACTCCAATTTTGTTAGCAAATTCAGGAACAAATGGCAGGGCTTTAATTATGGGAACTTTAAGAGTTACTACAGCAGGAACTGTAATACCGTCTATTGCCTTGGGAGTTTCTCCAGTAAGTGCGTCTATAGATGCGGGTGCATTTTTTAAAATTACAAAAATAGGATTAAACACTGATGTTTCAACAAATGATTTTAATTAATATGGATAAATTATATTTTTTATACGACGAAAATGGATTTTTCACAACGACAAATTATTTTGAAGTAAAACCAGAAAATGGAACTGAATTTTTGATTGCAGAAAGTTTTATCAAAGCAAAATTTAATGGTTCAGAATGGATTGAAAGCGCAACATCTGAAGAGGTTGTAGAAAATACTATTAAACAAGCATTACACAATGAAACACAAAAATACATCCAACGCACAACCGATGGCGTAAATGCTTATGCTAAAATAAGTGCTGAGTTTAGACTTGCAAAATTGAGTGGCACTATTGACGATGCGACGCATACCTATTTAGAAAACTTATTGATACCAGTTCGCAATGAAGTTTTGGCGGGGCAGTGGATAAGTGCAAAACAAAAATTAATAGTTATTGGAGTTGCTCAAGTTGGTGAGGTTTTATACAATCGCTTATTTGACCAAATTACAAAATACATAACAGAAAATTATTAATGGAATTTATTTTATTTGTAGTAGCAATTATTGTATTTTTACCATTGTCAGTAATAAACTATTTTTTAGTAAAAGACAAAAGCGGTTATTTTAAAGAAACTGCTATTGATATTGACAGATTTGGAAACAGAAATTTCAGAACGTTATTGAATACAACGTTACAAAAGAATGGATACAAGTTCGGAGATGAAAGGGAAACAATTAGCAGCGCATTAGGCAAGAATAAACGAGATAACACGCTTACAAAGACAGGAATAACAATTTGTAATATATTAGACTATTTAGATAAAAATCATTGCTTAAAATCAATAAAACAACTATGAGAAACTTTCTTCACTATTTAATCGGGGGTGTTATAGGCATCCTTTTATTTCTAACTTACGATGGTGTGCAATTTGCATTGCAATTATTAATAACTGCTTTTATTATGGGCGTTATAGGTACGATGTGGGAATGGGGATGGCAAATGTATAATAAAAGTTTTATCGATTATATTGATGTCTTACGTGGCGCAGTAGGTGCTTTATTAACCGTGCTTATTTTGAACTTATGGATAAATTAAAATCATTTTTCAAAGAATATTGGGTAGTTATTTCGTGGTTAATAACCGTTTTAATCGATGCTCAATATAATATCCTACAAGACTTCGGATTGAATAACGGATTGATAACAATAATAAAAGTAGGCGGTTCAGCTTTACTCGCCTATATGACAAAAGATAATTTTAAATCAAAAATAACAATAAACGAATGAATTTTTTAGCAGACAATTGGTTAGCATTAATAGGATATATTTCAGTTCCAGTGGCTTGGGTATTTGGTGGTAAGATGAAAGCTAAAACAGATGCAGTATCTTCGATGCAGTTAATGTACGATGGTTTTCTAAGCGATTACAAGGATAGGATGTCAGAGGTTATGGCTGAATTATATGAAATAAGAAAGCATAATCGAGAACTTCAAAATAAGTTTAATGAAATTCAGCTATCATACGCAAAAGAAATTGAAGTTTCACAAAATTGGGAACGCTTACATAATGAACTTGAGGCGAAATATAATAAATTACAACTTGACCACGAAAAGTTAAAAGCGGAAGTTAATAAACTAAAAAAAACAATATGAGATTAGATAGTAAAGGCTACGAGCTTATAAAAACTTTCGAGGGGTTAAGCCTTAAACCTTATTTATGTAGCGCAAAAGTTCCGACTATTGGATACGGTAACACCTTTTATACAAATGGTGTAAAGGTAACTATGTCAGACGCTCCTATTACGCAAGAAAAAGCAAACGAAATGCTAAAGGTTATTGCTGATAGTTTTGCTCTTAAAGTGTCTAAAATTACGCCATCGGGATTAACACAAAATCAATTTAACGCATTGGTATCATTCGCTTTTAATCTAGGAGTTCAGGCTTTAACAAATTCAACTTTATTGCGTTTAGTAAAAATCAATCCGAACGATGGAAACATAGCTAAACAGTTTTTGCGATGGAATCAGGCTGGAGGCAAAGTTGTTGATGGACTTACAAAAAGACGAATTAAAGAAAGTGCTTTGTATTTTAGTA